TGGCCAGTTCCTCTTGGCTAAAGCCCAGGACTTCCGCCTGGGCTAGTAGCCGGGAGTCGATGCTCGGCTGTTCCGGGACAGGCTCTTCGACCTCTTCCGGGCTGGCTTCGACCTGCGGGGCCGGCTCCTCTGGTTTCTCTGGAGCCGGCACCGGTTGTATTGCTGCTGTGGCGGCATCGCCCTCGGCCTTCTCCTCGTGCGGGAGAACCTTGTCGAGTTCGTCGATGTCGTCGAAGTTGTAGTCGTCAGTCGGGTCGTGCGCCGGCAGGGGCTCCGCAGGCAAGGGGCCTTTGTCGGCCAATTCATCCACGGGTCCAGGTCCAGCCGATGGCGCGTCCGCTGCCGGGGCACCAATCAGGGTGTCGGGGGAAACGCGCGGCTCAACGGGGGCCGTGGTTTGGGCTGGCTTTCTGCCTCGTTTTGCCATAGAGCACTCAGTGAGTTCCTTTCATGCGTTAATACCGTGGTGACGGCATGTACTTGTTCTGGGCCTGGGGTTGGCCAAACTGTTTCTGCCACCATGCCTCCATTGCCGGGCTCGCCTGCGCAATGCGTGTGGGTATTTCAGACCAGCCCCCCCCCACAGACGCGCCGGGGTGAAAGGTGGTGTCGCCTGCCTGTATCGGCTGCCCAGCCTGTTGCCCACGCTGTTGGCCATACTGCCCCTGCAACTGAGCTTGCATCTGTTGGGCTTGCATCTGCTGCGGGTTGCCCATACCCGGCTGCCCCATGCCCATCTGCTGTCCGTAGCCCTGCATGTTGCCCATGCCTCCCATCCCCAGCATTTGGGCCAAGCCGGGCTGCATCTGCCCGTAGTTAGGTGGTGCTGGATACATCTGGCCGTAGCCCGGCATCTGACCCGGCATGATTCCGAACTGACCTGGCATCTGGCCTGGCATTTGACCCGGCATTTGACCCGGCATCTGGCCTGGCATCTGCGGCATCTGCGGCATCTGCCGCCCCATCGAGCGCATGTTGTTCCAGCCGAAGCCGTCGGCGGGCGCAAACTTCTTCATCTGATCCATTCGGCTTCGATCGCCCAGCATTTGCTTTCGCCGGGCCGAGTTGTGAATCCGCTGCATCTGCTCGGCGTTCATCGGTCGCCGCGGCTGCTGGCCGGCGGTGCGGTCGGCCTTGTCGGCCTGCATCCGGTCGAGGAACTTGGTGCGGCGCCCCTGCTCATACGTGCGGGCTTCCTGCTCTTTGATGCGGCGTTGTCGCTCTTCGGGATTTATGTTGGGGCGTCGGGGCATCTAACAATCTCCTACGTCGGCATCGGACTCGGGGACCTGGTGTAACCGCCGGGGGTCGGCAGGACCGGCGTTGCGGTCGTATAGGCCAACCTGCTCGCAATACGCCTTGCGGTGCCGGGCGCTGGTGAACACTGCCCGACCGTCCCGGGTGAACTCGGTGGGCACACCCACCTTCCGCGAATGGGCCTCGGCTTGAGCGGCTTGGTCCGGGTGAACGCCGGCAGCTTCACTTTTCAGGGGCCAGGCGCCGGGGGCGACCGTACAGCCGCGATGTTCTGCGGCGATGTCACGAAGGAGGCGTAGGCCCTCTATTTCAATAGACTTCGGGGCCTTTCCCATCGCATAGAACCGCTCCAGGGTCACGCCAGCCTTCTCGTTCGTGTAGCAGTAATAGGGCATTTCGCTATCCCGTAGTCCTACCCAACTGGGCCATTTCGTCCGGCTGCTTGTTCGCCCCCAGGAGCACGTTGCCCAGCACGTTGTCCTGCCCCTGCCGAGTGGCCGTCGAGCGATTCACCCGCTCGTAAGTGCGCTTGGTCTGGGGCGCCATGCCCCCCTGTTCCTGTTGTCGGGGATTCCGCTCCAGGTCGGGCGGAGACCGAAACGTCATAATGTCGTTCAACTCGTTCATGTTGGTCAGCTTGGCGTACAGTTCGATGAAGCCGCGCCAATCCACCTCGCCGCCGGTTTCGGCAATCTGCGGAGCGAAGGGAATCAGGTAAGTCTGGAACAGGTGCTCAACGAGTTGGAGTCGCTGGGCGGGCGTTTTCTCCGTCATGGAGTACGGCTCGATGGTGAAGTTGTAGTCGAGGAAATCGCCTTCGCGCTGTTCCGGCGAGAACTGCAACTCGTACTCTCGGTTGTGGGCTCGCCGGGTCCCCCGAGCCTGGAAGAACTGATCCTCCCACAGATGCCAGGCCAGGGCCCGGACCACGCCAGTAGTGAAGCCGGTGGTCCGGCTCTGCATACTACTCAGCCGGCGCGAAGCATTGGCCTGGAGAAGTTCGTCCTGGGTGGCGGTCGGCGACTGAGCGCCCAAGCCACCCAACAGGTCGAGGTTGCCGGCCATATAGACGAAGAGGTCCTTGGCGTGGACGGCAAAGGCCAGGTTCTCCCGACTAATCCCGCCCAGGCTCATCTCGCCGGCACTCTGCGGGTTGGTAACCAAGGTGGCCGTTCCATCTGGAGCATCCTTTACGCGGGTAGCATCTGCTTCGTCTGAATATCCGTAGATGGTCTTCTGCCGCTCGGCCTGCCGCCCCAACTTTCGGTAGAGCGTGTTGACTATTTCGTGGAGGTCTTGCAAGCAGGGAGACAGCGGATCGAGATACACGCCGTGTTGGGGAACCTCGCCGAACCCGAGCAGATGATAGGGCCCGCCCTCCGGCCCCTCGTATGGAGCCACCCGCAACGGCGGGTCCCAGATTCCGCCGTTGGGCACTGTGACGATCAGATTGTTCAGGGGCAGCCAGATATCCCAAAGGGCAACGTGCTCGCGGAACTCTTCTCGTTCCCCTTGGCCTCGCCCTATGTCGGCGAACTCGTCCTCACCCTCCTGCCAGGTCTCGTCTTCGATGGCCGCCTTCAGCCTGGCCCGGGCCGTGCTGTCGTAATGGCGATTCTCGATCACCATTTCCAGCGGTAGGCGGTAGCGGTCCCCGGCAAACTGTATCTGCTCGTACCGGGCCGCGTTCATGTCCTGCACCCAGTCCTCGAAGTCCACCGGGTCGGCAAACGGCTGGGCTATGTCGTGGCGGAACCCCTCCCATTCGAGGGTCTGCCCGCTAAAGGCCCGGCCGACCTTGCAAACCCCCTGCCCGACCAGGGCGTTCAATACGCACATGCGCAGGGTTCGCTCGAAGTCTATCTCGCCGAGCAACTGGTTAAGGCCTAGTTCCAGACTGGCCGCCGCGGGCTTGAGCTTGGTAGCCGGCGTAGTAGTCAACACCGCCGGTCGGCGGCCGGCCAGCAGGCTCAGGTAGACGTTAATCATCAGCTCGATCAGGTTCACCGGCACCCGATCGGCGGCCGCTTCATCCGTCCACCCATAGCCGACGTACTGGCGCAGCCGGTCCCGACGGCCCTTGCGGAAGGGCTTGAGCCGGCGCCGGGAATAGCGCACCGCCAGTTCCAGGCGCTTCAGGTCTTTAGTGCTCAGAACCTCGGCCATGCGCTCACTTCTTTCGTCGCCTGGCGGCAGCCTTCGCCCTCCTGCGCTTGATCGCGTGAGAAGTACGACCTGGCCTGGGCTTGGACTTTGAACAGGGCATGGTTCACTCCTACGTCGTATACAGCACCGACACGGGAATACTGGAGTCCGGCGAGGACGTGCCCCCGGTTCCCGCTTCCTTGACGGTGGCGTAGGACAGCGCCGTGGGAAAAATGCCGACCAAGCCGTCCGGCCAGTGATACTTGACGGCTACACCCGCCAGGCAGGGAAGAATCATCTCCGGCGCGTCCGTGCCGACAGTCGGGGCCGCCGCGTCGTAGAACTTCGTGTAAACGGCGTGATTGTTGGCCGTGTTGTCGATCTCCACCGTATTGATCGTCGGGCTGCCCGCGGCGTCAATGTTCAAGTGCCCACTGGCGTTGTTGGCCGTATCTTCGGCCACGGTCGTACCAATCGCCGCCGGTAGAGTCGTTATGCTCTGAGCCATGTCTTACTACTCCTATGCAGCGGCCTTGTAGCTGACCTGTACGCCGACCGCGCTCTCCATCGGCGTCGTGCCGGCCGTACCGGCTTCTTTAACCGAAGAAATCGACAGGCCGGTACTGAAGACCGCGCCCATGCCGCCGGCGACAATGAGCAACGTGTTGCCCGAGGTCGGAGTTGGCAGAATCATTACCGGGTCAGTTGTGCCTATAACGGGCTTCTTCGAGTTGTAGCACTTGGTGTAAGTGGTCTCGTCAGCGTCGCTATTGGCGATTTCCACGTAGTACAGATCGTCCAGGGCGCCCGTGGCGATATCCATCCAGCCCACTTCGTCGTTGTCAGTGTCCTGGGCCTGGCCCGTCCCTAGCGTGCTGGCCAACGTCGTCGCAGTAATAGCCATTGTAAATCTCCGTTACCAAACACCTATCCGCTGATGCCGCGCCTCGCGCCTGTCTCGGCGGGCGCCGAACGACGAACGAGGAATCTTCTTTTCCGGCTGCCGGGGAATGGCGACCTGCTTCATGGCCCGCCAAGCCAGGGCGTCGGCCACTACCCGGTCGCCGTGATTGGCCCGGGCCCCGGACGGGTCTATCCCGCCGATCGCCTTCGAGTGCATGATTTCGCCGTTGGGCGTGAAAACGTAACTCTTGCACTCGTCCACCGCGTCGGCGGAACGATTGATGAACAGCCGGGCTTCCAAAGCACGCCGATAGTCGCCGAATAGGCCGGACCGATTCTGGGCAGTGGTGTACCAACCGGGCACCGTGGTCGGCTTGGCCCCTACGCGCCTCTCGTCCGTGCGCCAGTAAATGCGGGTGTAGTGATTTTCGAGCAGAAAGCCCCCGAACGTCGCACCGGGGCCGTTAGCCTCCCAAATAAGCAGGGCGGCACCGTAGCGCCCCTTGAACCACCGCCCCAGGGCTATAGCCATTTCCGCGTGGTGGTGCGGCGGCCAGGGGTTGGTGCCACAAACAAACTCGGCCACCTTCTCTCCGGTATTGCGATCCACCACGCTGAGTACCGAGTTGCTGGCCCCGGTTCCCGTGGCCACGTCGGCGCCGATCACGTAATCGCGGTCAAAGGGCATTCGATGGTCCGCATCAGGCATAACCCAGAGTTTCAGCCGGCCCTTGTCGGCCTCGATGAACTCCTGGGGCTCCAGGCTGTCTCGCAAGTAATCCAGCTCGCCGATCATCAGTGGCGGTTGGACAGTCTCGCGGGCAATGGCGTCCAAGCTCATCGGGTCAAAGAACTGATAGGCGCTGCCCAGGTAGTCGATGTCCAACTCTTGGCGAATCTCCAGCGGGTGAGCGGCCCGCTTGCACTCGCCGTCGTACCAAGGGCTTCGCTTCTTGCCCGTGTCGTCCCGGTAAAGGTCGCGCCCCTTAATAGGATGCTGCGACCAGTGAACGGTAACCACCTCGATCTCCGAGTTGTGCCGCAGGTCGGCGAAGGCATTATTGATCCCCTTGGGCGTACTGACGAATATCCGGCATCGGGTAGTGTCCCGGCTGGCGTTCAGCATGGCGTGGCCCTCGGGCACGCTGGCAAACTCATCAAAGAACACCGCCGTCTTCCGGCCCGCCCGGCTGGTATCGCTGGTCGTCGAGGCCCCGGTGAAGGTCGAGCCGTTTAGCTCGTTCTTGATAATCAAGGATCGGCGCAGAACCGGCACCTTCAGCCAGGGAGGCAGAAACTCATGCAACCGGTCAATCTTCCACATCAGACAGTCCGGGTCGTCGCCCCGGTCAACCAGGTCCTCCTTGGCTGAGACCAGCAAAAATGACTGCATGGCGTAGAAGTGCCACTTGTGCTCCATGACCACCAGGGACAACCAACTCGCCCCCACGTCACGGCTCTTCTCGACTAGCATGTCCCGCTGGCCAAGCGTCCGAAGCAACTTCTCCACAAGAACGTCCTGATAGTCGTAGGTGACGAACGGAATCGCCTCGTTGGCCACCAAGGCCCCTTCCGGCGGGCGCGGATCGTAGGTCCAACCAAAGGTGTTGATGTAGAAGAGCGGGTCGCGCTTGCAGGCCAGGGAGAAGAGCTGCTGATGCACCGGTGATTGGCTACAAGCGCGCAGCACCTTCTCGCGGTAGATCAGGTTCTCGGCGAGAGGTTTTGGGACTAGCCCGTAGTAAGGGAACAGGGCCGGATCAAGACCCATCCCCACTACCCGGCCCCTCGCTTCCTCCTCCGGCAACTCGCCGAAGGCAGTTGCAAATAGCGTCGTAGATTGGGCGACCATCATCCACCAATCGAGCATCCGCCTCTATCTGAGACTTGCTCGGCAACATCTTGGCATACACCAGATTCCAAAAGTCCCGCTGGTTGCTGTGCTGGCGATACCAGGCCAGCATGTTGACCGCGCGGGCCGAAGGAACCGTATCCTCCTGTATCGCGTCCACAGATACGCCCAGGTGCGTAGCTACGAAAGTGACCTCGGCAACGACATCGGCTGTCTTGCCCAGGGCGTTCTCGGCCAGCTCGACCAGCCGGAGATTGCCGTGTGCATTGGTCCGATCAGCTTCGGGTTTCGGGTGAGTGCGCTCCGACGAAGGCTCCACCGGCTCGGGCGGTTCTTCGCCGCGGACTGGAAACTCGGCCCTGGCCCGCTCGTTAAGCTCCTCTCGTGGACAGCCTTCCCGGCGCAGGTCGTCACGACGGCGCACGAAGGCCTCCCACAAGCCAGAGACTTGCATACGAGCGCGGAACTCCGCCTTAGATTCGTGTTTGACCCCCATGTCGGCTCCCCCAAGAGCCGGTACTACCCCGTTACTTAGTCAGTGACCTCCACCGGCTGCGTAGTCGGCTCGACCTCTGGACGCTGCGTTTCCTCTCGCGCCTTCCAGATCAGCGGTTTGATGTCGCCGTTACCGTCGTATGCCCTCACGATGGCCGCGAGAAGTTGACGCAATCGTTCAGCTTCTTCAGCGGGGTTGTCCATGTTATTCCTCCGCCGGCTGCGTCGCCGGCTCCTTCTCGTCCTGCGAACCCCGCAGCTCGATGATGTAGTCCACCAGCGGCTTGAAGTCCGT